GCCTGCTTGCGCAGCTTTCGGATGGTCCCGCCGATCGCGATGTCGGTCGCATGCATGCTCTGGGATAGGGTTTGCTTCATGGTCGCTCTCCTTGACCTGCTTCCGTTTGGGAAACCGCCGATGTCAGGGGTGGGACATGGCGGAAACCGAAGCGGAAGCGCTCAGGCGGCAATCTGAATGCCGGCATTGCGGACCATGGCGGCAACAGCGGGGCCGTTGCGAATTAGACTTTCCTGCTTGACGCCGGCGTGCAGCATCTGCGCTCCGGTCATGCAGCCGCGCTCGACGACGAGATCGAACATGAACTTGATGTCACGGGCATCGGCGGCAGAGATTTCGGATTTCGGTTTCATGGCTTTCTCCGGTTCTTCCCGCCGGCCCGCCGCTGTCCGGGGGGAAAGGACAGCGGCGGTTCGCGGCATCCGGGAATGGGAGGAGGTCGACCGGACGGCATATTTGTTGCACAACTTGCAACTAACGTCAATCCGCGATGATGCATAACTTGCAACTACTCAGTTGCTGAAGAATGCAACGGGGGAATCGACTGCCAGGTATCGGGTCGCGCTCGGTCGCCCTCCAATCAATAGGCCGGTTGAAAGTTGCAGCTGCTTATGAAATCACTAGGCGTAAGAAATAGTGGTGGGGATGGGTAAATGCGAAATGTTTTCGCGGCAGTGTTTATTATGTCTACAGCTGTGCTAGCTCATGCCGAGGAGGCTCCTCAAGCTTGCGCGACGCTCGAAGACAAAGACCAGCGATTAAATTGCTTTGACAAGTTGTTTCCCAAGTCATCGGCGCTTCCCACCGAAAAGGCTAGCAGTGATTTAGTTTCTACATCTGATGCTGGCGAGTGGGTTATCTCGACAGACACGTCGCCTCTCGATGATAGCAAGACCGTGCAGGCAACACTTCTCCCTAAAACGGCAGTCGGCACAGGCATCGGCACGCCGTCGCCAATGTTGATCGTCAGCTGCAAGGAAAAGGTCACGACGTTCGTCATCTATGCGGATATGTTCATGACGCAAGATGAGCCGGAGGTAACAATTCGCATTGGGAAGGAAGCCCCGGTCATTCAAAAATGGCGGAGATCCACCAATTACAAGGCCGTCGGCCTTTGGCGAGGGCAGCAAGCAATTCCATTTCTAAAATCGCTGGAAAGCAAGGACAATGAGAGCCTGTTTGCGCGCGTCAGAGCAACCGACCGGGTAGATGCCGAGTTCAATTTGAGCAACGTAAAGGCCGCCATTGCCAGCGTAAGGGATGCCTGCAACTGGTAGCCATCCCGCTTTGGGAGAATTGCTCACGAATCCAGACTAGCCGTGGTCACGGCTCTTCTCATCGTTGAAGAGCAGCTTCAACATTCGGATCGCTTTTTCGCGTTGCTCTTCGGATTTATCGACAAAATATTTTGCAAGCCAGTCATCATCAGGATGCCTAAATAGGCCTGAAACGTCCGTGCTGAATAGTGCAGCCAGCCTCTCGAGATAGTCGGGCTTCGGCAGCGTACCTTTGTACCAACGAGACACTAAACCCTTATCGACGCCGATCTCACGGACGATGTCCGCCTGGGCAAGATGGCGCTTTTCCGCCCACTCCGGAATGAAGTGAATGCGGGTAGGAGTTTTGTCAGCGTGAATTTTTGTGACGTTGCTCATAGTGCAACTCTACAAGAACTTGCGAGAGGTATCGTTAGCGCAGCGTGCAACGAAGCCCCTTGATAGAAGTTGTAACTTATGCAACATGTGTTGCATGATGACGGCTTCACCCATTGCAAATTATCGCGAGTGTCATGAGTTTATGACGCTGGAAGAGTTCGGGCGCCTTTTTTCCCCTCCCGTCGATAAATCCACAGTGCTGCGGTGGGAGCGCGGGAAGATCACTGCGGAGCGAGCCGTTCAAATTGAGACTGTTACGGGCATACCGCGCTCCTCTCTTCGACCGGATATTTTTAAGTCTATGGAGGCCGCCGAATGACGAGCCTTCTTTCATCTGGTGGCTTTGGCCGTCTCTTGGGCCACCGATCAGCCGCGCCGAGTTATGCCTTTCTCCGGCGCGGCCAGTTTCCCCAGTGCCACACCCTTCACCGTGGCACCATCTCCCGCCAGGGCGGCGGACCTTCGAGCCCTGGCGGGCTTTTTCGTTTTTGCGTGCCTCTGTCATGCGGGCCTCCTTGATGTCGTGACGACATGACCGATACGGCGCGACCAGGTGCCGGTCACTGAATCCTTTTCCATTTTTGTTTCCTTGACTTCTCGAGGGGATTTTTCGTGCGCACAATTTCCGAAATAGAAGTCCGAAGCCTCAAGGGTGCGACCGAGGCGAGCTATGTGCTTGGCGGCGGCGTCAGGTGCTTTGAGCTACTGACGCGCGTCAACGTTTCGACGCTGTCAAAATACGCATCGTTCAATGACGAGAACGCGCTGGCGCTCATTCCGGTCGATGTCGCGATAGAGGCCGACCGCCAGGCGAAGAGCCCGGTTATCGTCGCCGCCATGGCGCGGCTGCTGGGGCATCGCCTCGTGCCGGATGCTCCGGTCACCGCGCTTGGTCCGGTGACGGAAACCGACGCCCATACAGTTCTGTCCGAAAGCATGGACCTGACGCGCGCCATCCTCGACGCACTCCTCGACAAGCGTATCGACGCGCTGGAGCGGAAACGCATTGCCCGAGAGGCACGCGAGGCAATCCGAGCCATCGAGCTTGTTTTGCTCAAGATGGAAGACGGAGGCGTAGAATGAGACCGCGCCGCATCCCATACGCTGGCAAGCCGACGATCGTTTCCTATCCGACGATCGCGAACGGCGCTTCCCTCGGCCCGCGCGGCATCGCCTTCCTGCGCCGCGTGGCCCTGTCACCCCAGCCTTACCGTATGGCGCTCAATGCCGACCGCATGTCCGTCGATCGCGCCGTCGCCAGCGGCTTCGTGCGCCGCGACGTGCGTGACGATCAGTCCGTCTGGATCGTCGGCAAGGGGCGGGAATTTCTGGATCGATTGATGAGGTGCGAATGATGACGAAGCGTATCAGCGCGTCGCCGGCGGATGTCATGCGGGCATTCGATTCCCTGCCAAAGCCGCTGCGTCAGGCCATTGCCGGCGCAGCATTCGGCTACGACCCGAAGGAGATGGCAGAGCGCATCGCCAAGGGTCGTCGGCCGCAAACCATCCTGCGCGGCATCTCGCGTTATGAGCAGAGGGCGACGCAATGACGAACACCATTGCCAAGTCACGCGACAGGCAGGCGGCGCTATTACAGGTCGCGGAAAGGGAGGGGCAGGTTCGCAGCATCAATGCGGGCGAACGCACATCCTGCATCAAGCTCAACACCAAAGGCCTGCTGCGCCGCGACCAGAAGGATGCAGATCTCTGGTATCCATCGCCGAAACTTGCCGGCCACATGGCGAAGATGAAGTTGGTGGCGCAGGCAACTGAAAAGCCCGCGGTTGCTCATGCCGAGCCTGTCGGGAGCAAGTACGATCTACCACATTATCCCGACCGCATTCCGCATCATGCGCTAGCCGGCCTATTCCCGATGTTCTCGGAGTCGGAACTCGACGAACTGGCGGAAGACATCCGCACGCGCGGACAGGAGCAGCCGGTCTGGATTCTCGACGGCAAGATCATCGACGGGCGAAACCGCGACGAAGCTTGCCATAGAATCGGTATCGATCCGTGGACGAGAGACTACGAGGGTGACGATCCGCTCGGCTTCGTTCTGTCGCTCAATCTGCGCCGCCGCCACTTGACGGAAAGCCAGCGGGCAATGGTCGCGGCGAAGATCGTCGATTGGGATCGTGGGATGAATCAGGCCACATCCGGGTCAGCAAATTTGCCGACCCGCGAAGCCGCGCGCCGTTTATCGATATCGGAACGTGCTGTCACCGCCGCGAGACGGGTGCGCGATCAGGGTACGCCAGCGCTGCTTGCGGCTATCGAGACGGGCCGCATCTCTGTCAATGCCGGGGAATCACTGAGCTATCTTGAACGGCAAGCGCAGGAAGAGGTTCTTCGCTCCGAGAAAAAGCAGATCATCGCGGCGGCGAAAGCCATCCGCACTGAGCAGCAGCAGCATTCCCGCATGATCCGCACGGCGATGATTAACGCCATTGCGGAGCTCGGCACGGCGGTTGCGGGCGAAATGCCGCGAGCAGCCTTCGCGGTCGGTTATTGCGATGTACCCTGGCAGCAGGAGGCATGGAGCGACGAGACCGGGCAGGACAAGGGCCTGCGCTATCCATCCATGTCAGTCGACGAGCTGATGATGCTTTGCGCAGGCGAGCGCAGCCCGTTCACGCAGGATGCCGTCCTCTATTTCTGGGCCACCACGAACCGGCTTCACCATGCACTGAACATCATCGAGGCGTGGGGCTTCGACTATGTCAGCGCCATCACATGGGACAAGGTGAACATCGGCATGGGCCGGTGGGTGCGCGACCGCACAGAGCACCTGCTGATCTGCAAGCGCGGCAACTTTCCGGGCATCGATCTTTATACGCCAAAGCCGGACAGCCTCTACAGCGAACCGAAAACCGAGCATAGCCGAAAGCCGGTCTGGTTCGCCGACGAGATCGAGCGGCTTTATCCCGACATGCGCAAGCTGGAGCTTTTCCAGCGGCGGGACAGCCTGCGGGCAGGCGATATCCGGCTCAACGGTAAATGGGACTTCTGGGGCAACCAGGCGGGCACGCCGGAAGGCGAGGCGGCTTGAGGGGCGTTTTCAAACGAGATCCGATCATTCCAGACTTCAGCATGCCGAGATCCTTTCGCAGTGCCCGGCAGTATGTGACATGGACCAAGCGGGCAAGAGATATCCTGATCAGGTATCATGGATATCGCGCCGAAGACTTCATTCGTATCGGCAAGAGCGAGCCCTCCTTCAGAGGCGGCCCGATATATCCGTCGCATTGGTACTCGGGTTATTGGCGGAAGCGCGACCTTGCCTTTGTCGAGCGATTGCCGAGAAACGCCATCGTCTACTGGCCAGAAGGCACGGACATTGGCGGTGACGGATACGATCCGCAAGACCCTTGCTGCCTTCTCGCCGACATCCAACACTGGATGAAATTCGACTATTCCGCATCTGCGGAGGCGGCATGACCGATTTTCCGCCAGATGTCGATCAACTCGACGATGCCGAAACCGACCAGCAGCGGGCGCGATGGCTTCTGCGCTGCTCGCTATCGCTGCTGCTGCGCGACGAAAGCCACATTCGCCGTCGCCTGCAACTCGCACAATTTCAGCCCGGCATCGCCTATCTCGACGCCGAGCTTTCCTTTCTTCGCAATCCGCGCCGCGACGACGGCGGCCCGACCGATCTGATCGGTATCGCGGCCGCACGAGGACGCATGGACAGAATCGCATGCGGCCTGCCGCCGCGACACTTGGGGGCTTGAATGTACACCGAACAGCTTTTCGACAGCCTCATGGCGTCCAGCACCGCGCCGATCTACGGAAGCGATATCGCGCCGCATTTGCGCAAGATCATCGATAATTTCGCCGGCGGCGGCGGTGCATCCGAAGGTATCAGGCAAGCTCTCGGGCGGTCGCCGGATTATGCGCTGAACCATAGCAAGCCCGCATTGGCGCTGCACGAGGTCAACCATCCGGAGACCATCCACCTTTCGGAAAATATCTACAAGGTAGATCCGCTGGACCATCTGGCCGGCGAACATATCGGCCTCGGCTGGTTCTCTCCGGACTGCAAGCACTTTTCCAAGGCCAAGGGCGGAAAGCCTGTCGAGCGTAATATCCGCGACCTGGCTTGGACCATCGTCCATTGGGTCGAACGCATCCAGAAGAGCGGCGGTAAGCTCGACGTGATCATCATGGAGAATGTCGAGGAATTCCAATATTGGGGGCCACTCGTCGAGACGGAGCGAGGATTGATGCCCGATCCGGAGCGCAAGGGCGAGACGTTCCAGAAGTGGTGCAAAGAGCTGCGCAAGCTTGGCGGCAAGATCGAAAAGCGCGAGCTTCGCGCCCGTGATTATGGTGCGCCGACCATCCGCAAGCGCCTGTTCGTCATCGTCCGATTCGATGGCCTGAAGATCGTCTGGCCGAAACCTACCCACGGCGCTCCGGACGATGCGGACGTGATAGCCGGGCGTAAGAAGGCGTGGCGGATCGTGGCCGATTGCATCGATTGGAGCATCGCATGCCCCTCGATCTTCGATACGGCAGAAGAGATATGGGAAAAGCATGGCGTTCGGGCTGTGCGGCCGTTGGCAGTCAACTCTCATGCCCGGATCGCTCGCGGCATGGATAGGTTCGTCATCAGAGCGAAGCGACCATTCCTTGTCAATCTGACGCATGGCGGCCGCCTGGAAGATATCGCGGAACCGGCAAGGGTGATCACTGCGGCGCACCGTGGCGAGAAGGCGCTCGTTGCACCATCGATCCAGCGCTTCAATTCGGGCGCTACGGGCGTCGACATGCGCGGCCAGATGCCGACGATCACAGCCAACAGCTTCATCAAGCGACCAGGTGGCGCCGCCCCTCTCGGCCTACTGGCGCCAGTTTTGACCTATGCGCAGCAGGGCGGGTCATGCCGACCGGTCGACGGACAGGCCCACACGATAACGGCCAGCGACAAGGATCAGAACGCGGTCCTGTGTGCCTTCATGGCCCAGCACAACAACGACAGTCGCCGCGTAGGAGGCGTCAATCCGGGTAGGCCGATGGACGAGGCCGCGTCGACCATTACGCAGAGCGGTAGCCATCAGCAATTGGTCTCAGCCTATGTTGCGCGCCAGTTCGGCACTTCGACCGGTCATGCGATCGACGTGCCGTCAGGCACCATCATGGCGGACGGGCAGGGCAAGAGTCAGTTGGTGATGCCATATTTGCAGTCTTACTACGGGATAGGGGATGGCGGTTGCGAGGACGAGCCATGCCGCACGGTGACGACCAGAGACAGGTTCGGTCATGTCGAGGCCGTGATAGGCGTGCCGCCCTTCACGGAGGCGCAGGCGGTTCGTGCGCGCCAGGTAGCGGACTTCATGCGCTCACATGGTCTTTGGGATGATCGCGAGTTCGTCACCGTCGAGATCGACGGCGTCACCTTCGTTATCGTCGACATTGGCATGCGGATGCTGACGCCGCGAGAACTCTACAACGCGCAGGGTTTTCCCCGGAATTACGTCATCGATCGCGATGTGAACGGGAATTTCTTCTCGAAGTCGGTGCAGGTGTTATGCGTCGGCAATAGCGTATCGCCGCCCGTTGCCGCCGCACTGGTCGCCGCCAACTGCAATCACATGGCAGTGCCGGAAAGGATGGCGGCATGAGCCATGAAGCAACCATACGGCGCGCGGTGCGCAATGCGCGCTATGCGGCCATTCCCAATCACGTCTTCGAGGATAGCCGGCTTTCCATGGAGGCGCGGTGGCTCCTGAGCTACCTGCTTTCGAAGCCTGACAACTGGACCGTCGTCATTGGCGACATCTGCAAGCGCGGTGGCTGCGGCCGCGACAAGGCGCGTGGGATGGTCGCCGAGCTGGTGAAGTTCGGTTACGCAGAGCGCGAGCAGCAGCGCGCGGACGGCAAGTTCGGCGCATCCGTGCTGGTGATCTTTGACGAGCCGCGCGACGCCGAAAGCGCTGAAAATGTTAGCGAACGCGAAAGTGTTGCATTTCTACCGCAGACGGATTTACCGGCGACGGCAATGCCGTCGCCGGTTCCGCCGTCGCCGGTGAATCCGACACTAGTAAATACTGATTACTTAAAAAATACTGATCTCCACCAAGCGAGCGCTGGCGCGGAAGAGGGAGGATTGAAGCGATCTGATCGAAAGAAGATCGAACGCGATTTCACGCTCTGGTACGCCACTTGGAAAAAGGGCGATGTCGATTTCGCCCGAAATTCGTGGTTTGCACTGTCACCGGAAGAGCGCGCCGAATGCGTCGAGCGAACCCCGGCCTATCTGCGCTGGGCGAAGCCGGAAGACATCATGGCGGCTGCGGTCTACCTCAAGAACCGCCATTGGCGCGATGTGCCCGAAGAGGTGACGGCAGCGCCGACACGCGGCATTGCCAAGGTCTGCGGTAAGCTCTGGATGGGAACGCGGCTAGCAGCGCTTTCCAGGGAGCCGAAGGGCCGCATCATCTTCACCACGTTCGACGAGCGGGAGATCGCGGATGGAAGGACCACTAGGGAGGCACTGCTGCACAGCAAGAGCCTTGAGCACGGTTGGCCGCTGGTGACCACCATGCGCGACCTAGCGCGCAGTAAGGCCCCATTTGTCACCTCGTTGGCGCTCCTCCCGAACGTGGCGGACTTTCGCCAAGTGGAGCGTGACAGCGCCCTATTTGTGGCATGGGCGGATCTGCACGACCGCCACCGCTGGCCGTTCATCGAGTCTCCCAATGAGTACGTTTGGTTTCCGGCTGTGGACGAAAACGCCGACAACCTAGACCAGGCCGTCGAGGATGCGTTGACGGCATTTCTCTCCACAATCAGCGAGGCGGGCCATGACGATGCAGCATAAGCGTGGCGACTTTGAAGGCCGAGTGTCAGTCAAAGGGCTTCTCAAGCTCGACAAGATCGCCGATGAGCAGCGAATCAGGATTAGCAATCTGGCGATGGCAAGCCGCCGAATCATCGCCGACCACCCCGAAATGTGCCCTTGGTACTGCCTGTCGGTGAGGACGGGCAGCGAATTCACCGTGGAAAAGTACCTCTACGAAGAGAATGTTGAGGCTCTTGTTCCGACATGTCTATCCGCTCCCAAGTACTCCAGAGGCCGAATGATAGAGCCAAAAAGGCGGCCGGTAATGCCGGGTTATGTGCTGGTCCAGTGTGCAGCAAGCGCACATGCGTTCCTCGCTCTCAGACAAGTAAGGCACGTAACAGGCATCGTTGGCGGCGCTGAGCGACCTTATCGGATACCATTGAAACATATCGACAAATTCAGAGAGCACGCCCAGAGAGGATCCTATGATTACCGCCCAATCACCGGCATGTCGTATGATGTGGGTGAGCATGTGAAAGTGACAGACGGGCCATTTGCATCGTTCGATGCAGAGGTGACCGCAATCGATGCGGAGAAGCATCGCATCACCGTGGATGTGGAGATCTTCGGAAGGAAGACGCCTGTGGAATTAGATATTGCTCAGATCGAGAAAGTGTGAGTACTAATCGCTCACGGACAAGCTGATGATCCTGCAGTGAACCTCTGAGAACGCACGAGAGTGCGGGGCGATAAGCCCGAGGCTGGTACACCGGTCAGCCCCAGCCCTAACGACCTCAGTCTGAGGTATCGATTCAGGGTCAGTGCGAAAGCTATGACTTCTCCAATGCATGATGATGGGCGGCCGATAGGTCGCCTTTTTGCGTCTATAGATATGGGCAATCGTGCCCATCAAAAGGAGAAGACGCATGAGCGTACAGGTAAGAGCAAAGTTCTTCGTCGCCGAAGTGAAACATTCGGAAGTGCCCGGAACTGATCCCTATGCCATGGTCACGTTGATGCCGGTTTTCGGCACCTACGGCGACGGCAAGGACAACGAGAGCTGGTCGAAGTATACGCCGTCAGGCAAGATCGAGATGTCGATCACCAACCCCGCCGCGATCGACAAGCTGGAAAAGGGTAAGGCCTACTTCGTCGACTTCACGCCGGTCGAATAACAATATGGCCACGAAGCCGAAGTCCTTTCGCCTTCGTGGCGCACCAACCAGCCAGCAGCGAGAGCGTGAATATGATCGCGAGCGTGATCAACAGGCTTGGCGTAAGTGGTATAAAACCCACCGTTGGCAGTGCGAACGTGCCGACTTCCTTTCTCAGCCTGACAATCAGTTCTGTCGTCGATGTGAGCAGGCAGGCCTGCTGAACGCGGGTCACCTGACAATGGCAGGTGAGTTGCAGAGTAATCCACGGCGCATGCATCTGGTGGTCGACCACATCAAGCGCCACCATGGCGATCCAGTGCGGTTTTGGGATCAGTCGAATTGGCAGCCCCTGTGCCCCGACCACCACGACATCGTGAAGCAATCCGAAGAGAAGAGCGGAAGATGACTGAGCGCGGCACCGGCCTGACCAAGGCTATGGTTGAGAGACTACCTAGTGATGGCGGCCACATCATCACCTATTCGCGCCACCATCAGCTGTACGTCAGGCGGATGGTTGCTGATCTTCGAGGCGACGAAGTAGCCCGACGCACACGCGTCTATGTGGTCCGCTTCCGTGGTGATGAGATCATGCTCAGCGGCATGAGCGGTCACATCGAGGTCGATCACGCGTGGTACTCGCATGTATCGGGCGAGGTCGCGCATCGCGTTGATGCGCTGGTCGATCAGGCCAGATGGGCCACCCCTGGGGGCGGGTCGAAAGTCTAGAGGCCTGAGGGCCTAGACCGGTGGGTGTGCACGCGCACGTCGCCGCGAAATTACCGAAATATTTTTTTCTCTCTCGCCAAATAGGAGGGCGGACGATGGCACGAGGTCGCAAGCCCGACACGGCAGAGCAACAGGCTGCAAAAGGTGCGCCGGGAAAGCGCATGACATCGCAGGTAGCGCAGAAGATCCGCGAGCCGAAGGCGCCGACACCTGTCGTGGTCGGCAAGGTTCGGCCGCCGAAGTGGCTGAAGCGCAGCCGCAAGGCGACAGAGATCTGGAACGATCTTGCGCCGAAACTGGAACGCTTGAACCTGCTCAACGATCTCGATGCCACTCCTTTGTCGCGGTACTGCCGCTACATCGTCGAGTGGATTGCCGCCGATATCACCGTCCAGAAAGAAGGGACGTGGTTTGAAGCCAAAGACACGAACGGCAACCTGACGAAAAAGCGTCATCCGGCGTGGCAAGCCTGCCAGGACATCGAGAAGATGCTGCGCGACCTTGAGGCAACGTTCGGTATGCGGCCCGATGCACGCTACAAGATCATGCGTGACCAGGCCGCAGCGCACGGCTTGGGCAACGGTCTGCCTCTCTGGGGCGATCAGCAGCCACCCGCAGGCGAGCGGCAGCCATCGCCGACAGCAGACGCTGGTCCGCAGGATGTCATGGGCATTCTGAAGACCTTCGATTCCGCGCCGCCGAGCCGTCCGAATTGATCGATGGACGGTGTATCGACGACGGCTATTCAGGCCTCTGCCGGCGCGCAGCTATGGCCGGAACCGGAATGGGTCTCTGAGGCGGCTGATAAGCGTGGGTGGGAATGGGCGCGCATCGCGTGGCGTCGGTGCTGCACGGTTCCCGGTGCATGGTTCGATGCCGCGAAGGCAGACGCTGCGGTAAAGCTCTTCCCCGCAATCTTTCGGCTGACCGAGGATCGCTTCGCCGGCAAGCCGTTCAAGCTTGGCCTCTGGCAGGAAATCATTGTTCGTCTGCTCGTTGGGTGGAAGGCGCCGAATGAGATCGTCGACGAACAGACCGGCGAGCTGATTGTCGTGCATGTCCGGATCTTCCGGCGCCTCATGTTGTGGGTGCCGCGCAAGAACGGAAAATCGGAGTTCCTGGCGGCCCTGTCGCTGCTGTTCTTCGCGGTTGATGGTGTTGTCGGTGGGCAGGGCTATGTCTTCGCCCGTGATGAGAACCAGGCGAAGATCATCTTCAATAAGATGAAGGCCATGATCGGCATGACGCCGCAGTTCGGCGACGCGCAGCTCTTCAAGAAGTCGATCTACTTGCCGAAGATACGCGCTCTATTCGAGCTGCTGTCTGGCAAGGCTGAGGGAAAGCACGGCAAATCGCCGACCGTGATAACGGGCGACGAAATGCACGAGTGGGAAACGCCGGACCTGGCTAACTTCCTGCGTCAGGGTACGGGCGCCCGCCTTGAGCCGATCGAGCTCTATGCATCGACTGCCGGCGTCAAGTCGAACAAGACAGGATGGGCACTTTGGGAGGAAAGCCAGTCGATCCTTGAGGGTCGAACCGACGATCCATCGACGTTGGTCGTCATTTTTGCGCTCGATCCGGATGACGATTGGGCGGACGAAGCCAATTGGCCGAAGGCAAATCCATCTCTCGGCATATCGCCGACATTCCAGTTTCTCCGTCGTGAAGCTGGGATAGCGAAGGACAATCCTCGCGCCGAAGCGCAGTTCCGTTGCTACCACGCCAACCAATGGATCGACGCGGTTGTCCGCTGGTTGAACCTGAAGAAGTGGGACGCCTGCGCTGCTGATAAGACCATTTGGCAGAAATGGCGGGATGGCGAGGGGTTAGAAGGCCGAAAGTGCTTCAGTGCTTTCGACGTATCGGCAAACCAGGACATCACGGCACGAATTCTGGCCTTTCCGCCAGATGAGGATTTCAACCGTTGGATCCTCTCGGCAAAATTCTGGGTGCCGGAGGAAATAGCGCCACTTCGCACGAAGCGGGATCGTATCTCCTATGATCACTGGGTGAAGATAGGCGCCATAGAGCCAACGCCGGGCGATTATGTCGATCAGAGCTTTGTCCAGCATCAGCTGGAGGACGATCTACAGCGATATGACGTCGATCTGATGGGTTACGACCCTTGGAATGCGGTCAAGCTCTACACCGATATGGTGAAGGGCGGCGTCGACGAAGAGCGCTTCCTCAAGATGCGCCAGGGTATCCCGACGCTGGGAGAGCCGACGAAGCTTTTCGAGCGGCTCATTATGTCCGGAAAGCTCGATCACGGCGGCCATCCTGTCTTGCGATGGATGGCGGGCAACGCTGCCGTCAAGTTCGACGACAACCTGAACTATGCGCCGACGAAAAAGAAGTCGGCCGAGAAGATCGACGGCATTGTTGCCAGCGTCATGGCCGTGGGGCTCTCCATGGCTGATGACCAGTTCGTGCCAGACCTCGACGAATACCTAAAGAAACCGGTGATGTCAGCATGAGCTTTTTTGACGGAATTCTCGGGCGCCGTAAGGTGAAGCTGACAGATCCTGCATCTGTGCACGTCGACAATGCGACATGGTCCGGCAAGGCGACCTCGCCGGATGCCGTTTTGCAGCTGGCGACGGCATGGGCATGCGTTCGTCTGAATTCGCGCACGATGGCATCGCTACCCATCAAGATCCACGACGCGAAAACCGGTGAGGTTGATAATAATCATCCTCTTTACTCGATCCTGCATGACAGCCCGAATGCAGATCAGACTGCCATGGAATTCTGGGAGGGCATGTATACCTGCCTCAATCTGCGCGGAAACGCGTATGCAGAGAAGGTTTATAGCGGCGAAACGCTGATTGCGCTCAATCCTATGAACCCGGATTCGACTTCGGTTTACCGTGCATCTGACGGATCTAGGCGCTACCGATACAACGATCCGATCACCGGCTCCCATGATTGGGGTGAAGACAAGGTCTTTCACCTGCGCGGTTTTGGTGCTGGTGGCCTGATGGGCCTGTCGCCGATAGGATTTGGGCGGCAGACGCTGGGAACCGCCTTGGCCGCCGACGAAGTTGCGGGTCGTACATTTGGTGATGGCTTGCATGTTTCGGGCTTCGCCGAGGACATGCCTGGCGCCAAGACCACGCAGAAGCAGCGCGAGGAAATCGTCGAGCTGTTCGATAAGTTTGCTGGATCTCGCCGCACCGGCAAAGTGATGCCGCTCCCGCCAGGCTTCAGCTTCAAGGCGCTGGGGCTTAATCCCGAAGATGCGCAGCTGCTGCAAACGCGCGGTTTCCATGTCGAGGAAATCTGCCGGTGGTTTGGGACATTTCCGATTCTGATCGGCCACGCCGCTCAAGGTCAAACTATGTGGGGAACCGGCGTTGAGTCGATCAATCTCGCATGGCTGACCTTGTATCTCGGGCCTGAGATGCAGCGTACCGAGCAGGCGATTGAAAAGCAGCTGATGACGCCGGCGGACAGATTGAAATTCTACGCCGAGCACAATGTTGACGCCCTATTACGCGCCGACAGTGCCGGCCGCGCCGCTATCATGTCGGTGCAGGCGCAGAACGGCCTCAAGACGCGCAACGAGCTGCGCAAGAAGGAAAACGATCCGCCATTGCCTGGTGGCGATGTCCTGACGGTGCAGTCCAACCTTGTACCTCTCGAAATGCTCGGGAAGATCCAGCCGGCTCAAACGCCGGATGGTTTCGGCACCATGCCGAAAAAGCCAAAGCCAGATCCGGCGCCGGATAACGGCAAGTAGGAGCCATCATGCAATATCTCCGTATTCTGGCGGCCTTCGCGGGCCAGCCTTGGGCTATGCAGCCCGAGAAACTTCAGGTGATTTCCAGCTTCCTGATGTTCAAGGCAAAGGGTGGATCTCTTTCGTCGGAAGAGGTGCAGGCTCGCATCGGCGATGGTCGCGAGCAGACGTCGACCGCACCGCAGGGCGGCATCGCGATCCTGCCGGTTCATGGTGTCATCTCCCAGAGAATGTCGATGATGCAGGATGTCAGCGGTGGCGGCGGGACATCTACCGAGGCGTTGTCGCAGCAGTTTCGCGCCGCCTTGGCCGACGATAGCATTAAGGCGATTGTGTTCTCTCATGACAGCCCTGGCGGCGGGACATATGGCGTCGACGAGCTAGCAACCGAGATCCGAGATGCGCGCGGTATCAAGCCGATTATTGCGCAGGTGGACAGCCTTTGTGCCTCTGCCTCCTACTATCTCGCTTCACAGGCTGATGAGATCGTCGTGACCCCCGGCGGCGAGGCCGGCTCGATCGGCGTCTATTCCGTCCATGAGGACATTTCGAAGTTGCTCGAAAAGGAAGGTGTGAATCCCACCCTCATCAGGGGTCGGAATGGCATCTACAAGGCGGAAACAGCCAATCTTAGCCCATTGTCCGAAGAAGCCCACGGCTATCTTCAGCAACGCGTCGATGTGGCCGAAGACGCCTTCATCAAGGCCGTAGCGGCCGGTCGAAAGGTTCCCGTCGCGACAGTTCGCGAGGATTTCGGCAAGGGCCGCATGTTTGGCGCGAAGGAATTGGTCAAGCGCGGCATGGCTGACCGGGTCGGCACCATGCAGGACACCCTGCAGCGGCTCGGCGTCAGCCCACCGAAGACCGGCGCATCGGCGAACTCTCGTCGCATGTTCGCATCCGGCGAAACCCCGCCCCTTTCACAGATCGAGGAAGTCCTGCGTGAGGCAGGCTTCCCCAACGCCCTTGCAACCGCATTCGTCTCTCGCGGCAAGGGTGTGCTCCAGAGTGAGTCTGGGCCGGAGACGCGGACTTTGTCACCCGATGCCAAGGCATCTCTCGATCAATTCCTGGCCCGTTTGGGCAAATAAGGAAGCTCTCCCATGGATAAGGAATTTCAGGAACTCCTCGCGAAACTCGGCGTGCGCGATGAAGAGTTGAAACAGCTCGTTGCGAAGGCGAACGAGGAAGCAAAGGCCGCAGGCACCGTTGCCAGCGAAACGAAGTCCGCCATCGAAAAGATGGTGGAAGGCAACGCGGCCATCCACGCCCGTTTGCTGGAAATTGAACAGAAGCAGGCTCGCCGCGCCGGTGGCGATTTCGACCTCGTTAGGACGGCTGGCGAAAGCTTCACCGAAGGCGAAGCCTTCAAGAAGCTCGCGAACGATCGTCGCGGCACGGCTCGGATGACGTTCAAGTCCATTACGATGAATGCTGCGGTTGCCAATATCACCAGCTCTCCGACCGGAACTGGCGGTGTCGGTACTGCGATCTTCCCGGATCGTCAGGTGGGCATTATCACGCCGCCGAACCGGCGCATGACGATCCGCGCCTTGTTGATGCCGGGCCGCACCGGCTCGAATATGATCGAGTATGTGCAGGAGACCGGCTTCCAGAACATGGCGGCTCCGGTTGCCGAAACGGCACTTAAGCCGCAATCCGACCTGTCGCTCGATCTGGTCAGCACGCCAGTTCGCACGATCGCGCACTGGTTCAAGGCCTCCAACCAGGTGCTTGCCGATATCCCGCTGCTTCAGTCCTATATCGACGGCCGCGCGCGCTACGGCCTCGAATTCCAGGAGGAAGTTCAGCTCCTGGCGGGCGATGGCACCGGCCAGAACCTGGAAGGCCTTATTCCGCAGGCCACTCCCTTCGACGAAGCCTTGCTGAAGGCAGACGATCAGCAGGTCGATATCCTTCGCCGCGCTATCCTGCAGGTTCGCATCGCTGAATATGCCGCTTCCGGCATCGTTCTCAATCCAAACGATTGGGCCGATATCGAGACGCTGAAGGATAGCAACGGCCGTTACATCTTCGGCAATCCGGGCCAGAGCATCCAGCCGAATATTTGGGGTCTGCCGGTGGTCGACACCAACGCGATGCCGGCCGGGCACTTTATGGTCGGTGCGTTCAATATGGCCGCGCAGGTTTTTGACCGTGAGGATGCCAACGTTCAGGTTTCGACCGAAGACGGCGACAACTTCGTCAAGAACATGGTGACGATCCGTGCGGAAGAGCGCCTGGCGCTCGCAGTCTATCGCCCGCAGAGCTTCGTTTACGGCACCTTCGCATAAGGCATTTGGCTCAGATGGAGCCGGCAACAGCCGGCTCCCGTTCAAAGGATAGGCAAATGTCAAAGATGATCACGACGACTGTCCTCAAGCCGCATCTTGCGCCTCATGGCGTGATCGTGCAGCGCGGCGAGACGATTGTCGTCGAAGAGCGGCGGCACAGAATGCTTGTGAAAAAGGGCTATGTGCCGCGCCTCGACGATGAGCCGGCAGACGAGCCTGATGATCAGCCTTCCGAAAGGGGAGTACTGACCAACGGAAGCATCAAGACTCGTCGGACGAAGATCGTCGGCAACGAGGCTGATTGACCACAACGCGGCGCCGTGGCGCCTGATAGGAGACTGACATGAGACGTTTTAAGGTACCGGTGCAAACCGATGCGAGCGGCAACGCGACTGTGTTCGGTCCGCGTCTGGCCGGTAAATTGCACAGCATTCAATACGTCAAGGATGGCAGCAATGCCTATGCGGATGGCGTTGACTTCACGGTCACCGCCGAGACGACCGGCGAAAATGTCTGGACGGAATCGAACGTCAACGCGTCGGCCGTTCGCTATCCCCGCGCCGCCGTGCATTCGCAGGCTGGCGCACCGGCACTCTATGCGACGGGCGGCACTGCCGTTCTCGACCGCATCGGCATGGTGGACCGTCTCAAGTTCGTGATCGCTCAGGGCGGCGCGAGCAAGATCGGCGCCTTCTATATCCTCGTAGACTGAGGTCTTCCATGTCCGTCCGGGTCATCGTTCCACCGCAGCCATTCATGGCATCCAATGAGATCCCCGGCATGACGGCAGATGATGCCGATGTCGAGGGAATGATTGCTGCCACCGTGGCGCAATGGGACGGCCCGGATGGATGGCTTGGACGTGCCTTAGGTCCGCAAACACTCGAATTGCCGCTGGACCGCTGGTTCGGCGGCAGTCTTCGCCTGCCATATGGCCCTCTCATCGACATCGTCAGTGTCGTCTACACCGATCATGATGGCGTCGATCAGACCGTCGATGCGTCTCTCTATGGAAAGACCGGAGACTACATCTGGTTCCTTCCATCGTGGCGCGAGCCTGCCATTGGCGACTACCCCGAGCCGGTGCGAATCCGCTACGAGGCAGGCTATAACGGCGATCCGCCCGAAAGTGGCGGCACGGGTGATGTCCCTGTTCAGGTCAAGCGCGCGGTCATTCTGTCGGTGCAATACCTGAAGGCCCTCGGCAAGGAAGACTTGTTCCTGCGCGTCGATGAGGTCGATGGCATCGGCAGACGCGAATACACAGTGTCCGCACAGGCTGGATCGATCATTGAAGCGGCTGCGGACAAGCTTTTGATGGGGCTTCGGAGGGTAGATGCATGACGCCGCAGCAGGCTATTGCCTCTCTCGACAGCCAGCTCGCACAGTACGGCAAGACGATCACCGTCATGCGCGGCACGCCTGATGCGCCTTCCGCCTCGCAAGCGGCGAAAGGCTTCGTACGCGGTGACAAGGCGACCGACATCGCCGGCCAGAGCGGCATCACGCAGCGCCTGAGTACTATCGTCCTGTCGCCGACCGATTTCGCGACATGGGCAGCACCTCTTCCCGAAAAGGATGATTGGTGCGAGGTCGCCGGCCAGACCCGCCAGATTATCGAATTCGATCATATCGCCATCAATGATGTCGTGGTCCGTATTGAGCTTACGGTGGAAGACTGATGGCAAAGTTCCAGACATTTGACCGCGACATCAAGGTTGCGACCGCCGGTCTGTCCGAAGAGGCGATCTCGGCGGCCCTTGCGAAGTTCGCCCGATCCGAGCTGGCGCGCGTCATCGAGAGCGGACAGGGCACGAGCGCCTATTCCCGCTTCGTCAACGGCCGGGAAGGCGCAGCGGAAGAGAGTGTCAAGGCGCCGGGGCCGATCGTCTATGTCTTCTCTTGGTGGCAGTCGATCATTCGCGACGCCCTGGCGGCGCTGATCGCTGTGAGCCCGTCGAAATCGGGCCGTTTCGCGCGATCCTTCATTGTTATCGTCAACGGCCGCATGGTCACGGATTTTTCTGAGATCGATGGCGCTTCCGAGGTGATCATCACCAATGCGCAGCCCTATGTCCGCAAGATACAGGTCGGTGCCATGAAAATGAGCGTGCCGCCGCGCATCTTCGAGCAGGCCCGCAAGGTGCTCTTCGCCAAATACACACAGCAGCTCCTGAGCTGCCAGGTCACCTTCCTGAATATCGACGGCGGCGTGCATCCGTTGATCCCTTATATATTGAAGGGTCATCAGCGCACTGCCGCCGTGAGGCAGACCACACGATCGAGCGCCTTTCGCGCCGGCAGGTCGACGCTTTCCCGCCGCAAGGATACCGAGGCCGGCCAGCCGATCACCTATCCGGCTCTCGTTATGAACATGGTGCATTGATGTCCAGTCCCGAAGCCTATGACACCATCCATGACTATCTCGTGCCAGCCTGGTCTGGCCCGGCACTGGCCTTCGAAAATGACGGCTTCAAACTTCCCGCGACGCCGACACACTGGATTCTCGTCGAGATCTTTGGCGACATCTATGAGCAGGCCTCGATCGGCGCGGAAACGGTGACCGCCAATCTCTGGCGTGAAGAAGGCCAGATCCAGGCGCATGTCATGGCGCCGCGCGGCGCCGGCACGCGTGAGGCCCGGCAGTATGCCCGCCAGTTCGTCGACCTGTTCCGTGGGCAGGAGATCGGCGACATCGTTTTCGAGACCATATCGATCGGTGCCGGCAATGCTGGCGATGCGACCGGTGCCTATTTCCGCATAACCGCGACCATCGACTGGCGTCGCGATATCTGAACCCCGGCCGTCATAGGCCATTACCTTGATGGAGAAAGACCATGGCTGGTAGTGATACCAATCGCGTCCGCATGACCACCGTGCGGGAAACTGCCCTCGGCGTGACGCCGACGCCCACTCCGCGCATGCGCGCGCATCGCTTTACCGGCGAGACGCTGGCCTATCAGCCGAATTTCATCAATTCGGACGAGATCCGCGACGACCGCATGAATTCCGATCCGGTCAAGGTCAACGAAACCAACTCCGGCCCGGTCAATGGCGAGCTGTCCTATCCCGTCGACGGATCGCCTCTGTCTCAGTTTCTGGAAAGCCTGTTCTTCAATTCCTGGGTGAACACGCCTTTGCGCGACAATGACGGCACGGCCGCCAGCATCATTACCGGCGTCACGGCATCAACGGGCGTGATCACCGTCACGGCCGGCATCGCCTTCGCGGTCGGTCATCTCGTGCGCCTGTCCGGCTTCGGCCAGGCCGGCAACAGTGGCCTGTTTCGCATCACGACGGGTTCCGCCACGGTTCCGGCCGTTGGTGCGGCGTTACTGACCGACGAAGCGGCTCCCGCTGCGACTGCCCGCGTGAAAGTTGTCGGTGCGCAGGGTGTAGCCGGTGACGTCGCCGCCGTTGCAGACGGCATTACCGCGACCGCGCTCGACTTTACGACGCTTGGCCTCGCTGTCGGCCAGTGGATCAAGATCGGCGGCACTGGTGCGAACTTCCGTTTCGCAACGGGCGCAACCAATGGCTGGGCGCGCATCGTCGCGATCGCCGCCGGCAAGCTCACGCTCGACAATCTACCCACCGCATGGGCGGCGGATGCCGGCGCGGCCAAGACGATCCGCATCTTCTTCGGCGATCGCCTGAAAAACGGCATCACCACGCTGAGCCAAACGATCGAACGCGGATGGATGGGGCAAGCCGCGCCTTCCTACATCATTCAGCGCGGCATGGTCGTCGGTCAGGGCGAGTTCACCTATGAAAGCCAGCAGATCGCCAAATACGTGCTCACCTTCAATGGCCTGACCGGTCAGGTTACAACGACCTCGCTCGACGATACGCCCGATCCCGCCACGACCAATCGCGTCATGGACTCGGCCGTCAGCGTCGGCCGCATTGCTGAGAATGGCGTTGCGGTCGGCGGCCCGAACTTCGTCAAGTCGGCCGGCATCACCATCAACAATAACCTGCGCATGATCGATGCCATCCGCAACGATGGCCTGGTGGGTGCGGTCGATATCGGCGTCGGCAGCTGCGACGTGACGATCAACCTGCAGACCTATTTCGGGTCAAAGGATCTAATGGATCGGCTGTTTAGCTCGACGGTCACCAATCTGAACCTGCGCATTGCCAAGGATAATCAGGCAGTCATCCAGACCGTGCCGCGCATGACCATGACGGACGGCACGACCAGCGCTTCCGGCAAGAACCAGGACTCGATGCTGCCGATCACAGCGCAGGCATCCAAGGATCCGCTCACCTCGGCCCATATCATGATGGACCGGTTGGAATATTTCGAAGTCTGATTTCTGAGAACAGGAAAAGTAAAATGGTAGTTAAGCTTACATCCCTCAAGGCCGATCTGGACCGCGAAGCCAAGGGCGATTGGATCGACTATCCGGATTGGCCCGGCGTGTCATTCAAAGTCAGCTCCACACTTTCGGAGCCGTTCGTGACCGAGCGTGATCTCTTGCTGAAGAGAATGGCGGCGCGTAACAAGCCTGTTTCGGCCAACGATCCGGAAATGGTGCGCGGTATCGGCACCCTCTATTGCCAGCATATCCTGCATGACTGGACCGGTTTCGACATCACCTATTCCGATGACGTGGCGCTTGAGACGCTGACGGATGTTACTCATCGAGACATGCGCAATGCTGTGGACTGGTGCGCTCGCAAGTTGGGCGAGGTCAATGTCGAGTTTGTGGATGGCGCAGTAAAAAACTCCGAAAAGCCTTCCGCTGGCGGCTGACAGAGGAAGGCGATAGCGATTGGCTGGCGGCTCTCGCCGCTGAAAATCCGGATGAGGCGGCATTTATAGAGATCAAGACCGCACCGGAAGAGGCGCGGGCCGAGCCGTGGCATGGTCTCTATTTCCGGGCTTGGGAAGATCTCCGTTTCGATCGCTTCTATGGAGCCTTCGGCGGCGAGGGGCCGATCAGTTATGTCGCCATGAGCCGCTTTGCCGCCGATCATGGCATCAGGGGCGAGGAATTCGCGCAGTTCAGGCGATTCCTGCAGGCGATCGATGCCGAATGGATCGCCTTTACCGCCGAGAAGGCAGAAGCCTAATTAGGGATAATCGAATGGTTGTTGCACTCAGCTCTCTGCGCGTCGGGGCGGAACTCGACGCTGGCAACTACACGGCAGGAATGGCTGCAAAGGTTGCTGCTGACAAAGAAGGCGCAGCATCGAGCGTGGCGGTCGGCGAAGCTATCACGGCCACTAATACCAAGATCAGCCAGAGCGGGGATATCCTTACCCGCCTCCGTCGTCAGTATGTCGACGGAGCTGCCAACGCGCAACGCTTTGAAAACGCGATTACGACGCTCGGCAGAGGCATCGAGCGTGGCGCTGTGCCACTCACCGAAGTCAGCTCGATCCTCGACGGGATCTACAGGAAATATCAGTTGACGGCCGATGCCGCCTCATTGATGCAGCGCGGCCAGGTGGAATTGGCGCAGGCCGTCGAGAGCGCCAACGCCAAGCTAAAGCAGCAGAACAGCATTGTTCCTGCCAACCAGAATGCCAAGTCCGCAAGTCGTTTTGATACGTCCAACATCGCCTATCAGTTCCAGGACATTTTCTCTACGGCAGCGCTCGGCATGGACCCCAAGACCATTGCTTTGCAGCAGGGGCCGCAGCTCGCCTCCGCCTTCTCTGCCATGGGCAGTGGCCGCGAGGTGGTCTCGGGCCTCGCTGGTGCCTTCATGTCGCTGGTCAGTCCTGTTTCGCTGATTACGATCGGTCTGACGGGAGCGGCAGCCGCAGCCATTGGATATTTTTCGGCGACCAAAAGCGATTCCGACAAATCGGCTGAAGCGCTGAAAAACCATTCTGCCTTGATCGCTCGGATCAAGGAGGCGTGGCCGGAGGCGGCGGCCGGATTGCGTGAGTACTCCGCCGAAAGCAAGAGTATTCTGACCCAGAACATCAAGGATTCAGTCGACCTTTACAAAAAGGCGGTTGTCGATGCATCGAACACTGCGGCCTATAATCTCTCGGGTGTAACAAGACGGTCGAGGGCAAGTGGTGACCCCGTTGTCGAGCAGCTGACGCAGGCTACCAAGGAACTGATGGACGGCGTGAAAGCTGGCAATCCTCAGCTGAAAGCGTTTGTCGAGCGGCTGATCGATATCGAAAATCAGAAAGGTACTCCGGCGAACCTGAAGGAGATCGTCAAGCAGACGCGCGAGGCAGCTGCCTCCGGTATCGAAGCGCAGGGGAAGCTATCACCTCTCATCGATACACTTCATGGTGTCGGAACGGCGGCGTCGATCGAAGCTAAGAGGATCGACACATTTACAGCTGCGCTCGATAGGCTTGCAGGGGCATCGCCCATTCGACTTACCGAAGGCGAGCAAATCGACAAGATGTTCGATGATGCGTTGAAGGCGGCGAAAACGGAAGCCGATGTGCAACGCGCAACAGATATGTACGGCGCCGCGCAGAAGCGCCTATCGGACCAAAATCCGCTAGTCATGAATTCTGATGGCCGGATGACGACTGTCCCGACTCCGCAGAACAGGCCCCTCGTCGAATTGGAAGGCCTTCCCGGTGCTGACAAGCTGGCAAAGTCCGGGCAGTCGGCCCGGAATGCCTATCGCGACGTCATCAAGAGCGCGAATGACCGCATCGAGCAGATGCAGCTGGAGACGCAGACCGCAGGGCAGACCGGCATTGCCGCCGAGACGCTGAGCTTCAAGCTCAAGCTTCTGCAGGACGCGACCGACAAGGGCCGTACGGTCACGGCGGCGCAGCGGGCGGAAATTGAGAAGCTGGCGGATGCCTATAAGGCGGCCGCAACCGCCGCCTCTGTGGCCAAGTTGCAGCAGGACATTGCGTTTCAGCAAAGGCAGCTCGGCCGTTCTTCGCTGGATCAGACGGTCGCGTCCACTTTGCAGCAATATGGATTACCCGAGGATCTGAACTCGAATTACGCGCAGTTGATCCGTTCCAATGAACAGTTGAAGACGGCACGCGACCTGGCCGGCGACTTCGCTTCGACGATGGCAAGCGGCCTGCGAAATGGTGAGGGCCTGTGGAAGTCCTTTGGCGACGCTGCAACCAGCGTCCTGACGAAGATTTCCGACATGCTGCTCAACGATGTGTTGAACGCCTTGTTCAAGGTCAACACTGCCGGAGCATCGAGCGGCGGTAGTCTTCTGTCTGGTCTGGGAAGTCTGTTGGGGCTTGGCGGCAGCAGCCAGTTTGCGGCGGCGCAAGCGGGCACGCTGGTGCCGGGCCTCTATGCGAACGGCGGCGCGTTCAGTGGCGGCGTGCGTGCCTTTGCAGGCGGTGGCATCTTCAGCAACAGCATCGTATCACGCCCGACGCTGTTTCCGTTTGCCAACGGAACCGGCCTCATGGGCGAGGCGGGTCCGGAGGCGATCATGCCGCTGAAGCGCGACGGCTCAGGTCGGCTCGGCGTCAGCGCTGCGGCGGGCAATGACAATCGATCGTCAAGCGGTTCGGGTGCGGGCGGTCTGCATGTGTCTGTGGGTGTGGCCTTCGATCAGGATGAAGGATTTCGCGCCTATGTGAAGGATGTCGCGCAAACCGAGGCTGGATCCGCCGTTAACACTGGCCTCACGCAATACGACCAGCAGATGCCGGATCGTGTCGCGCAGATCAATCTCCATCCGAGGCGCCGATGACCGTCACCTATCCTTATGCGCTTTCAGCCTTCGCGGATCTGCTCAGGATTGCCAGTGTCGTTTGGGATGTCCAGCGAAACGACGAGTTGAGCGGTTCCGGCGATGGCCGGATATGGCAGGTGGAGCTGGCACCGCCGCTCTGGACCGGCACGGTGACGCTCGTACCGATGCTGAACCAGGCCGCAAAGCAGGTTGCCGCCCGGATCCGCAAGCTACACGGCGCGCAGGAGGCGCTGTTCCTCTACGATCCGCTGTCGCAATATCCGCAGGCCGATATCGGCGGCGTGACCCTCGGCGCCTCGGCCGTCAAGGTCGCCTCGGTCGGCGGCAACTTCGATTCTCTGTCGCTGAAAGGCTTGCCGGCAAATTACGTCTTGACGGTCGGCGACAAGATGCAGATCGCCTATAGCTCAAATCCGACCCGCTACGCCTTCCTTGAAGTGTCGGAAACGGTTGTCGCGAATGGGAGCGGTGTCACGGCGGTATTCGGTGTGTTTCCTTTCGTGCCGACAGGCATTGCCGCCGAACTGGCCGTGACGCTGATTAAGCCGGCCTGCAAATGCATCATCGTTCCCGGTAGCAGCAATCCCGGCACGGCGGGCGGCAGCAATGGCGGCGGCGTCACATCGGGCCTGACCTTCAAGGTTATCCAGAAGAAGTAGCATGAAAAACACATCGACCGCATTCCTCGCGGCGCTGACAGGCGCGCGCGATGGCGCCCTTGTGCCCCGTCAATTCGTCTGGTTCACGGCGAAGGCGCTCGATACCGGCGCTCCGGTAACGCTCGGCCTTTGGACCGGCGACGAGGATATCAATATCAGCGTCATCTCAGGCGTGACCGGGCTGCCGGAGGTCCGCACTTATTTTGGCGCGAACAATCTCACCATAGGAGAGATCGCCCGCACGTCGGACCTGACGATCCAGACGGTCAGGATCACTCTTAGCCAGATCGCCACGGCGGCGCAGCAGCTGGTCAGGGGATACGATCTGCGCCTGGCGCAAGTCGAAATCCATGACATGGCGTTCAGCACGGTATCGCGCCAGCCGGTATCAGCGCCGGAGATCGCCTTCCAGGGATTAGTCGACGATGCGCCGATCAAGACGCCATCGGTCGGGCAGGACGGCGACATCACCATCAGCTGCGTCTCGGCCGCGATCTCGATGCTGGAGCGCCCGAACACGGTCAAGAGCAGCTACGAGGGCCAGAAGCGCCGCAACGGCGATGAGTGGGGCCTTTATTCCAGCACGATTGCAACATGGACCATACCTTGGGGGCAAAAGGGATGAGCGAGCTTGTTCGCCTGCCGGATTGGCGCGCGCGTTTCGTCGCCGAGGTCGATCGCCTGAAACATACGCCTTTTGCGTGGGGCGAACATGATTGCGGCCCTGGTCTTGCCGGCAACCTGGTGCTGGCGATCACCGGAACCGACTGTGCAGCCCAATGGCGCGGCACCTATTCCAGCCCTGCCGAAGGTATGGCGATCATGCGTCAGGCCGGATTCCGGAACCTCGCCGACATGGTGGCTGTGATGCTTCCGGAGATCCATCCGAGCGAGGCGCGCATTGGCGACATCGCGGCGATCGAGATTGATACGCCGTTCGGCTATGCGCTTGGCGTGGTCAATGGCGAGCGCATCTTTGTGCTGCGTGAAGATGGTATGGGAACCGTCGACCTGCTCGACGCCAAACGCGCCTTTCGGGTCGGCTGATACATGAAAATCCTCTCCATTCTCCTGAACGCGATCACCATATGGCTGATGGCGGACCCGGCCTTTGCCGATCCGATCACGGCGGCGATCGGCGTCATCGCGAAATTCGCGCTTGGCAGCGTCATCGGCAAGCTGCTTGTCGGCGTTGCCATCAACATCGGCATCTCGCTGATCGCCAAGGCGACGCAGAAGAAGACCAGCACGTCGCAGACGCAGACCGGTGTCAAGGTGCAGGTGACCATGGGCGACGATCAGCCCATGTCCATCATCCTCGGCAACTATGCAACCGCCGGCCGGCGCAAGTATATTGGCACATGGGGCGACGACGGAAAAACGCCGAATGCCTATCTCACAGATGTCGTCGAGCTTGGAAACCTGCCGGCATCTGCCCTCAATGGTCTTTGGGCCGATGATCGCAAATGCACCATCCTTTGGGCTGAGCCGGCCTCCGATGGTCGCGGCTATCCGGTCTCGGAATATCGCGTTAACGGCAAGGATTACCTCTGGATCAAGTTCGTCGACGGCACGCAGACGACGGCGGATGCCTTCGTGCGCGCCAAGTTCGGCGGCAATTCCGATCGGCCATTCAAGTCGACGATGATCGGCTACGGTTGTCCCTATGCCGTGGTGACCGCGCGCTACAATACAGACCTGTTCTCAGGCCTACCGAACTGGCTCTTCGAGGTCGGTTCGATCAAGCTCTATGATGTCAGAAAGGACAGCACGAACGGCGGCTCGGGCTCGCACCGCTGGAACACGCCCTCGACATGGGAGCCGTCGCTCAATCCCGTCGTCATGATCTACAATATCGTGCGCGGCATCTATTACGGTAACGATTGGCTCTATGGCGGCCAGAACTTGGCCGCCTTCAGCCTGCCATCGTCGAGCTTCATTGCCGGCGCCAACGCCTGCGATATCGCGGTTTCGCTGAGTGGCGGCGGCACGGAGCCGTCTTATCGGGCGGGCTATGAGGCGCATTGCGACCAGACGCCGCTCGATACGGTCAACGAGCTGCTGAAGGTGGCGAACGCCAGCATGGCCGAGGTCGGCGGTATCTTCAAGATCCTAGTCGGCGTGCCCGGTGCTGCTGTCTATTCCTTCGCGGATGACGATGTCGTCGTCACCCAGGAGCAGGACTACCAGCCGTTTCCGCAGCTGTCCGAAACCTATAACGCCATCGAGGCGACCTATCCCGAGCCATCGGAGAAGTGGTCGACGAAGGACGCGCCCGGCCGATACTATCCGGCCCTTGAAGTGGCTGACGGCAACCGGCGCCTGCCGGTGCAGATCGAGCTGCCGGCATCGCCGTACGCCAACCAGGTGCAGCGTGTTGGCCAGGCGATGATATTGGACTATCGCCGCTTCCGGACGCATCAGATCTATCTGGCGCCAGATGCCTATCCTCTGGAGCCAAATGATTGCGTCTCGTGGACGTCGAACCGCAATGGCTACACGAACAAGAAGTTCCTTGTCGTCAAGGCCGTTCCCCAGCGCAACTTTCTTGTCCTCGTCACGCTCAAGGAAATCGACCCGTCCGATTACGACTGGAACCCGAGCCAGCAGCTGCCGACCGCGACGGGCTGGGTTGGCCCGATCACGCCGCCGCCGCAACCTATGTATGGGTGGACCGTCGAGCCGGCGACGATCAACGATAGCGCCGGCGTGCCGTGGCGCCCGTCGATCAAGATCAGCTGCGCCCCGGATCAGGACGATGTGGTGCGGGTATGGACGCAGGTTCGCCTAGCAGCAACCGGCGACGTCATGTTCGACAGCGACTCGACGCGTTATGAAACGCCATATAGCTGGGTCATCAATGCCAACTTCAAGGGCAGCACCGCTTATGAGGCGCGCGGCAGGTTCATCCCCTCTGGAACGCGGGTGACGAACTGGTCGGACTGGTTGCCGGTGACCACGCCGAATGTTGTCGTCACGGATCTGATCGTCGATCTACAGCACGTCAAGAATGACATTCTCGATCGCTTCAAGGGCCTACAGCAGGAGCTGCTGGACGTGCGCCCGCTCGTCGAGCAGTTGCTGATCAACACGCAGTTCTCTGACGCGGTCCTGAACGAAGCGCAGCGCAGCCTAGTCGCCTCGGTCGGACAGAGCAACGCCACCTTCACCGAGAATATTCAGGTGGTCGCCGACGCTGCCAATGCCGCGGCGAGCCAGGTCGTCACCCTGACGGCCACGGTCGCGGACAATAAGGCGCAGGCCGATACTCAGATTGCTGTCGTGACCGGCGTCGCCAATGCCGCCGCCGCACAGGCGACGACCCTTTCGGCCACGGTCGGCGATCTCTCCGCGCAAGGGTTGGTGAAGTTCTCTGTCGCTGCCGATCAGACCGGCGTCAATGCCCGCTTCTCGATCGCGCTAAGAACCTCGGTAGGGGCGAGCTATGTCGAGAGCGGCATGTTCCTGGAGATCTACACGACCGGGGGCGTCCAGAAATCGCGCTTCTCCGTCATTGCCGATCAGTTCAGCGTCCTCAATCCCGACAGCATCGGCACGTCCTTCCTGCCGCTGGTGTTTCAGTCCGGCGTTCTGAAGCTGCAAAACGTCAAGGTCGAATGGGCAGATATCGTAAACGCCACCATTCAGTGGGCACAGATCCAGAATGTTTCTATCTCTACCGCGCAAATCCAGGACGCAGCCATTACCGGCGCAAAGATAGGCAATCTTCAGGTCACGACGTCAAATCTTGATTTCAACCAGATCACCGACACGGCAAGCAATAATCGCACGGGAAATGGTGTGGCTGGCGGCGAAACGGATCTAGGCGCACGCTGGACGATTGCGAACCCAAATCCGAATCCTGTTCTGACGTCGATTCAATGGACTATTCAGGTAACGGGAAACACGACGACCTACGTCAAGCTCATGGACTTCACCACGGGATCGGAGCTTGCCCGTCTCAGCGTCACAGGTACGGGCAGTGGCACGCAAACAAATTCAGGTCAGGTGATGCTTATCGAGCCGCGCCCTGGAGCGGCCGGCACGTATCAGTATGGCTTCGTCGTGTACTCCGGCGCCCTCAACGTTAACGCAACCGTCACGCAACTTTGGTGGAAACGATAAGGACGGAAATTCATGACCACACCCTATACGGCAGGCACGATCACCCTGACCAATGGCTCGGCCGTTGTTACGGGGGCGGGAACTGCATGGCAGACCGCCCTGATCGTCGGCGGCATTATCTACGCCGAGGCAGCCGGTGGCAATTCAATGCCCATCCTGACCGTCGACAGCGATACGCAGATCACGGCGGCCGTGAAATGGAAGGGGGCGACCGGCAGCTATTCCTACGCCCTGGTCATTGACACGGCCTATGATCGCCAGGTGCTGGCGAATGCGACGGCATTGGCGCAGATCCTCCAGGCGCTGCAAAAGCCATCGGTTTCGGCGCTCTCCGCTCTGACGCCGGCAAACAACAAGTTGCCTTGGTTCAACGGAGCAAACACCGCGGCGCTTGCGGATTTTACTGCGTTTGCGCGAAGCCTGCTCGATGATGCTGATGCCAGCGCCGCGCTCTCGACGCTCGGCGTGTCTGCCTTTGCCAAGACCATTCTCGACGACGCGGATGCGGCGGCAGCGCGGACCACTATAGGCGCGCTCGCATCGGCATCCGTGTCTGTATTTATGGGCACCGTTCTGGATGATGTCGACGCCGCAACGGCGCGCGCAACGCTTGGTGCCCAGGCTTCGCTTGGCTTTACCCCGGTCAACAGGGCCGGTGACACAATGACAGGCCCGCTCAATCTCGTTGCCAGCGGAGCCGCTCTGGGCACAAACCAGCTGCGGCAGGTGGCAACTGTAAGCGTCGCCAATGGCGCTTTGTTGCAAACGGCCCAGTCCGGCCTTTTGATCGTCAACGAGATGACGGCGGGAATGGTCGGCATATTTGCCCTGGGTGGAGCGAACGTAGCCATGCTCGCTGGGTCGAGCAGGTTCTCAACGACGCTCGGCACGTCTGGAAGGATCAACGTGTTTTTCTATTCGACCCCCAGCAACCATTACGAGGTCAAAAACGAGACTGGCGCTTCAGTTCTTATAAGCACCTGCTTCATCTGCACCAGAGACTTCGCTTGATCTAACCGTAAATGAATGTGGAGAGCAATATGACTGCAGCATCCAGCATGCAGCGACTGCCTGACGCGCCGAACGCATGGGTCGATACCGAAACGGGTGTCATCTACATCGGTCGTGACGATCAGACTGTTGAGAGCATTTTGCAGGAGGCGAGCGCTGCTGCGAACGCTCCCGTAAACTCTCGGCCTGGTATCGATGAATACACGGCCGCAATCGCCGCGATGCTGGACGCCAAGGCAAAAGAGCGGCGATATGACAATGCGGTTTCGATTGCGACCTACACCGGTAGTGGCAATGCGCAATGGGCGGCCGAGGCGCAAACGTTTGTCGCATGGCGTGATCAGATCTGGACCTATTGCTATGCCGAACTGCACAAGGTGCAGAACGGCCAGCGTGAGCAGCCGACGATCAGTGACTTTCTGACCGAGCTGGGAACGCAGTTTCCATTGATTTGGCCGGCATAGCCTCGGCCGAGCTGAACATCGCCGCATCACAACGGCAGAATCCATCAGAAGGAAAACTCATGGACCACGCGAAACTCTTCGCGGCGGTGCGCTCTTTCGCTGCCCACATCCCAAGGACACCCCATGAAACTGAAACTCATCCCTGAGGCGGGCCGGGTGCTTCGCCGCGCGTGGAGTATCCGGTTGATCGCCGTGGCCGGCATCTTGTCCGGCTGTGAAATAGCCCTCCCGATCATCGATCAAGTCGTCACGATCCCGCGCGGCATCTTCGCCGCCCTGTCTGGGCTCGTGACCTGTGGCGCCATTATCTCTCGCTTTGTTGCTCAAGAAAATCTGAAAGGTGATGCTGATGCCGATCAATAAGATTGTCGCCACGAAGCGCGGGAAGGCGGCTATTGCGGCCGCACTCATCGCCGCGGCCGCCGGCGGCTGGCACAGTTTCCGCGATACCTCGCCGACGGTTCTCCCCCCGGCCGTAATCCTTGCGACCGACAAACTGATATTGCCGTGGGAGGGCATGGTGCTCAGCTCCCATTGGGACCAATTCGCAAAGATCTACGATATTTGCGCCGGCATCACCCGCATCAACGGCAAGCCTGTCACGGCGAACATGCGGTTCACCAGGGCAGAATGCGAAGCCATGACGCGCGAGCAGATCTACAACGATTATTACCTGCCGTTGGTCAAGGGTGTTCCCGGCTTCACCGGTTTCCCTGTCGGCGTCCAGGCAGCGATGCTCTCCGGCGCCTACAATTTCGGTGTGGGCTCAGTTGCCTCTAGGAAGGGGATGGCCGGCTCCACTGCGACCCGCTTTCATATGGCGGGTCAATACCGCAAAGGCTGCGAAGCCCAGACCGCGTTCAACAAAGCGGGTGGCATTATCCTTGATGGCATCGTGAAGCGGCGCGAAATGGGCGACGCTCAGCGGCTCGGTGAAGCCGAAACCTGCGTATCGGGGTTGCCGCAATGATCTCCATCCTCGCAAAGCTGCTTGGCGGCAGTGAGCTCGCTGCATGGGCTGTGATCGCTCTGCTGGCCACCGGAGCGGTCGGCGCTGCATATTTATATGTTGACCACCATGGGTACGAGCGCGCAGCCACAGAATACAAGGCAACCATTGCCCAGATGAAGGCGGAGGCCGCACAGGCCCGCGCCGACGAGATCGAGCGCCAGGACGCCGCGAACAACGCTGCCAAGGCCACAGAGGCGCAACGCATCGCTGCGATGCAGGCCGACAACCAATCCCTACAAGATCAAATCAAGGAACTCAGGAATGAGGCTCATCAAGATCCAGATGCTGGTAAGCCTGCTCTTCGCGCTCCCAGCGTGCAGCGCGTCAACAAGGTACGTTAGCCCACCGCCGGCGCCTCGGTTGGTCCAGCCGGATTCGGCTTTGACCAAAGATTGCGATCGGCCGATCGATATCGGCGACAAAGCACTGACGCAGGAGCAGACGGAAGGCTTCTGGATCGATGACCGCAAGGCACTCATTGAATGCCGGCGCGGCAAGGGTGCGCTGCGGGACTTCTACGCCGATCGAGACGGTCGATTGAGCGCACCGAAATGATGGCGGCTTCCCTGCCGCTGGCATGGCATTCCATTTAGATA